CGGGTCGCTCCGCTCCAGTGTACGATCAATGTTCCCTCCTGAACTTACTCTTGTTCAGGAGTTATCCATCAAAACCGCGGCCAAGGCCGAGGTTCAACCGTGCACCTTTTGCGAAAACCTGCAAAAGAAACGCTTGGATGACTTTAGGAAAGCGAGGTCCAGCCCCGTGTCCGTCGAGGAATCGGCATTAGACGCTTTTACTAGGTCTTTTGCTGCGAATGTCCCGGACGGTTGGAACACAAAGAAAGTGCCCTATATCCCTAATGGGCACGGCGCATTTGCCGCGCGTCGGAAAGAGGGAGGCAATTGGGTCGAGGAGCCGTTTAACACCGACTGCCGACTCGAATTGGTATATAGTAGTGGAAAGCCACGCGTAGTCACGATGTATAGCTCATACAACGTGGCCGTATTGACTCCGCTCCACCATTCCCTCTATTCCTTTCTTAAGAGAAGGGGCTGGCTTTTAGTCGGTAAGCCTACCGAAGAAAGGCTCCGCCAGCTGATTGAGCATCAGCAGAACCGTAGTTGGCTTTCGTTTGATTACGAAAGCGCAACTGATAATATTAAGACTGCGTACGTCCGGCGGGCAGTCGAAGTTTTAATCTCAAAGAGTGTGGGGTTGTCAGAAGACGAGGCTCGGTGTCTACGTGTCGTGTCCAATTTACGCTTGGACGGCGAGGACGCCTGCTCAGGTCAGCCAATGGGAAGCCCGATGAGTTTCCCATTGTTATGTCTGATCAATAAAACCGTCGTAGATCTGGCCCTTACGGACCTACTCGAGAGAGGTGAAATCGACTTCAAGGAATGGAGTCGTCATCGCTGTCTCATTAACGGTGATGATCTTTTGACCACTTCGACGAGTGGTGGCTGCTTAGTTAGCGCGATTGCCAGGCATGGCGAGAGCGTCGGCCTCAAGGTCAACAAAGAAAAAACTTTGCAATCAACGGAATACGGAGAAATTAATTCCACCGTGTTTCGCCACTGCGTTGAACAAAAGAAAACAAATGTGGCATCCCTCTGGATGGGAGCCGGTGTTGACGACGTGCTAGGCTTTGCCTATGAAAGCACGCTGACACCCCGGGGTTTCCGGATGGTAGTCGAACGCGGCGCGACGAGATTGGCTCGTCAAAAAATAAAAACAAACGTGCTACTACCCTGGGCGTTCCGAGAGTCAGCTGTTAGTAGTAAGTGCATAAAGAGAGCACTCAACAGCGTCCCTACCGTGGAGTTACCAGCGCCACCTAACCTCTTTCCCGTCGAGCCCAAACCTGTAGGGTTCAGTATCACGCGGGATGAAGAGGCGACGGCACTCGCCCTTAGGGTGAGACAGGTTCGCGATCGCGGTTCGTACAAATCGATACCTGCGGAATTGAAGCGCATAAACGTTTTAAGGAAACAGGTCACAAGTCGTGAGAGTGATAAGAAGCGCAGGCCCCTAGCGCTTCTTAAGCCGGCAAAACGACCAGAGCAGGA